ATCGTTTCGCCATAACTACATTGTGAACTTCCTTACCAGTTTGACCTAACCTATGTTCGACTTCTTGAACTTCTTTAGAATTACCGACTGCGGCGAGTTTTTTCTTAACTACGGCAATCTCGGGAAATTCAAATCTGTATCCGCCTTGTTTAGTAGTTTGTTCTAAAAAGTTATTAATTACCGACGAAGGTGGAAGCATATAATCAACTACTAACTGAACTTCATTAAAACCGACATCGGTAGTAAGAGCTGAATATGGTGAGAAACTATCAGCAGCAGCGGAAGGTTTGTAAGGAACAGCAATACCCGCTACAGTTTGTGGAACGTTAGTAAGGCTGTAGGCATATTTATCACTAAAGTTCATTTCGAATTCTAACTGAATATTGTAGTCAGTAAATAAGAAGAGTGGTAAAGACCGACCTTTAAGGCAAGGGAAAATCATTGAGAGCGGAATACCGAATTTTTCATTAAGAGCAACATTTGAGTTTACAGCAAGAGAATTCACAGCAGCACCAGTTCCGTCGGCGGCAGTTCCAAAATTAACACCAGAGTTTGAATCACTATAAACAATTTGACCACGACCAGTTGCGTCAGTTCCAGAACCTCGTCCAACAGCGGCAGCAGCAAGAACTTCAAGTTCTAATGAATTACCGAGATAATGACCTAAAACATTTCGTCTCTGTAATACCGACTTATTGAGATTTAACATAGCAGCAATTCTATCTACGTCTTGAGCATTCTGGACTTCGTAATCACCGATTCTTAAATGAGCGTTCTTAATACAGCCGAGAGCCCCAGACCAGAGATTAACACGGAATTTATCATTATTACCACCAGAAAGATTTTTTAACTTAAAAGTAAGCATAGAAGTTCCTTCGAGAAAACCGACATTTCTAATCGTAAATTTAAACACCTTAGAGGTGTCAGTTGTGGCGTTGTTAGTTTCAATTGTTTCGGTTCTAATCTCGCTCTGTTGAGGCACTTCCTTCAAACTATAATCAAGTAATTCAGCAATAGACATTTTATATATTATTAATATATTTTATTTTTTCAATTTCTTTTTTTCTTGAAATACTTTTGGATTCTTTGGTTTCTTTTTTTTATACGGCAACGCTTTTTGTTTTTTAACTATATCAAATTCTTTTTCTGGTGGTGGCTTAGTCGGTTTGTCTTTTTGAACATTACCGTCAAAAATCTTTTGTGAATTGTGTTTTTTATTTTTATAAGTTATGTCGGGATAAATTGAATTCCACGCTTTTAATTCTATAGGATTAAATCTCTTAATCTTCATTTGTTCGGCTAATGTATTCGGTTTTCGTGGTGGGCGTTGACAAATATGTTTCGTTGAATTTAGATTGTTCATTACTATCTACATAGGTTTTTCTATCGTAAAATTGATTACACTCCCACTAAGTCCCTCACTAATTTCATTAGTTTCAATATCTCTAATCTCTACGTCTAATGAATTGAGAACTTGTCGGTTATTATCTAAATCTAACTTTTTGATAATAGAAGGCTGGAAAGTCCCGACTACAATATCACCACTACCAGAATTAATAGTTTTTGAGTCGCTGTATGGTGTAGGAACGTCGTGTATAATAGGTTGAGCATAACCCGCTGACTGAACATTATTACCAGCACTCATTGCTTTACTCTGTATATTCTTATATGCCGAGATAGGTAAGTTTTTGAGGAAGATTGAGTATGATTCGTCTGTATGCTGGTCAGCATCGCTTTTTTCTATTTTACTGACTTCATTCTCTGGTAAGTTAGGATTGTATGGTTCACTTGTATTTACACCTATAAACCTTGCTAATTCTGTTGAAAGTTTTAATTGATAAGTTTGAACTAAAGTAATAGGCGAAGCATTTGTTGCTGTGCCGAGTGGGGAATTACCACCGATTTTTTCAAATCCAGCCATATCAATAGTTTCAAAACCTTCGTCTATCACTTGAGCTGAGGTTATAACATTGAATGGAATTTGTGAGTTTGCCTTTTGTGCTTTTTGAGCGTCAGTTCCCGAATTAATTGTAGTAAGTCCCTTTTGTTTGAAAAAGTTATAACTTAACCATTTCTTAGAATTCTTAGTATCATAAATGAGATTTGTTGAATCGACATAATGTGAGGTCGTAAGATTGAATATTCTAAATTCTAATTTATCTTTAGTTCCCGCTGAAAATCCGTCAGCCCAGTAAGTCTGGAATCCTATTTTAAGTTGAACGTCGGTTGGAGTCGCACCACCGAGTAATGCTTCTAATGGACATTCCCATAATAATTCCATTCTATTAAGTTCTGCTGCTGGTCTTGTAGGTGAGTTATATCGGGTAGTGTAATTAGCTGCTCTCCATACTCGTAGTTTTGATTTATCGGCTACGTCGGGAATAGTGTTTCCAGTAATTTCTATACCCATAAATGCTTGAGGAACTGCTGTTTTAAGACTTGCCGCCCCAGCCGAATTCTGGACTGCGTCAGTAGCGTTAGGTTGATAAAGGATAGGCATATGTAGAGTTCTACCAGAACCCGAAGTCTGTGTTGCTGTAGTTCCGTGAGTGAAACTATTATTTGAAGTTCCCGCTGCGTAAGCAGTCCAGTCGTCGCCACCAGACTTAACAGCGTCAGCTATTTCGTGTGAACTAAGTCCTAAGAAAATATTACCAGATTGTCCTCCAGCAGTCATATTAGGTTTGAAAGTAATTAGATTGTGATTTTCGCTGTTTGCTTTGAGTTGAGATTGATATGAAAAATCATAAGTCATTTTAGACATACCGAAACAATCATAGTAAGGCGACCCAGAAGAAGCAGAAGTTTTAACAGCAACGTCTTCGTCGGCATTTGCTCCCATACCGAGAACGTGTTCACTCGATAATCCCAGCCAAGTCGGGAATTGTAGTAAGTTATAATCTTTAAACCAGCCTAAAGCAATTTTAGAACTGTCTTGTCTTTCATAAACTGGACTATATAAAAACATTTGTTTAGGCACACCCGCAACTGCTGTAATACCGAAATCAGCGTCGTCGTCTGGGTCGCCACCGAGTCGTGTGTTAATAACTTGTTCTAATTGTTCTGGTGTGTAGCCAGTTTGATTAGTAAGTGGATTAATAACTGGAATAGTAATACTGTTGAGAGTCATTACCGAATTACTTGTAGAAGTGTCTGCTGGAATCAAAGTCGGTAATACTTCGCCTAATACGACTTCTATAGTCTGGTCTGTAGAAAAATATACAGAAGAATTTCTTTTGAACTTCGCAAAGTTCAAATATACCTTTGAGTTAGGTTCAATAACTAATGGTTCTCTAAATCTTACTGAATAAGTGTGTCCATTTCCAACTGGCGATACTAAGTTGATTGAAGTCATTTTATATAAATAACTGAGAAATTAAAAATAATATAATAAATGTTCCCAACCTTCAGCTGGTTTATCACTGAAGCAATATTTTCTTTTTGTTTTTATGGGGTCTATTCTTATATACCCATCGCAAAATGATTTTTTTCGGGACTTAACGTTCATTCTCATACCTCGGTCGGCAAGTTGTAGTTTCATTAAGAGTTTCTTTGCTGGGTCTCGACGCATAGGTCTTTTCGTAATGTAATACCTTCGTCCATAATTTTCTCCTAATCGTGAACCGTCTTTTTTACCGATTTTATAACCGTTGTTGATTTTAAAAATCTTTAAGTCCATAATATAAATATATTTTATTTTTGAGTTTGTTTAACTAACTGACTATGAATATCTGGTTCTAAACTACATTTAGATTTACAACATATAGTCATTTTACAAGCAATTCTTTTTAGCAGTTTTCCTAACATACCATACTTATAGATAATATTTTTACATTGTTTTTACTAAAGTTTTGAGATTGAGGGCGGCATTGTATTTAACGAATGTCTGGACTAACTCACTCTTGTTTCGCCTATCAACTGGAAGCAACAGAGAACCAGCATTGACTCCAGAATGAACTGTATTAGAGTAATCCCGATTAATGTAGTTGAGAGAATTACCGAGTCCGTAAGTGTAATCAACACCGAGTCCTAATAACTCTGGATATAACTGATTACCGACTCCGTCTGTAGTTGCTACGGCAGTTCCTTCAACAGCAGCATTACCAGCAGAATAAATACCATTAGTTCTATCTCGGTAATCGAATTCTAAGTTGTTCGCAGTTCGTCGCATATTTGCTGAACTTCGTTTTGCTTCCATACCACCGAGTAAGGCTCTTTCAAAATGTTTTCTAATTTCAATATCGCCCATAATGTTTTCACGCTTGAGATATTGACTTGGATTAATTGAACCTTCGCCAGACTCAACTAAGGATTCAAAGTTAGGCTGGACTTTGATTGGGAATGTGAATGGGAATCGAAGATTATCTTTCTTGTGTTCGATTTGTTTCATACCGACTGGAAGACGGAAGTTAGGTTGCTGGTAGTTGAGATTGTTTGTCTGGTCTTTATCCAGATATAAATTACACATTGCTTTTACCGAGTTAAGTTGTGGTGTGTAAGAAATATTATCTTGGTCGGCGTGAATGTCATTGAGTAAGTTAAGCTGGGAATTGAGTGGAATCTGTGCTTGATAGGCTGAAAGTTCTTGAGGTGTTGGGACAATGTATCGACCCTCTAATTTAAGATTTCGTAAGCAATACATAGAATTAGCTAAGTCCATAGTTGTCGAACCACCACCAGTTGTTGCTTTATCTCTAAATCTCTGGAATAATACTGAAGAATCTGGGGCTAAGTGGATTGTAAGCATAAGACCATTAGTGAATGCTTGACCTAAATGAATGTTTCCAGACTGGAATAAGTCAATATCTAATTTAAGTGAGAATGGAACACCGATTTCTCGGTTGTTGTTTGTTTTCAAATCTTGAGCAGTTTTGTCGGCTACAATTTGAATTCGTCGATTAACTTCGTTTGCGTGATTACCTTGTGATAGTGTTCGGTTTGCGGCATTACCCCATAAGTAATCTTCGTCGTTGTTAGTGTATGCTTGTCTAAGTGAGGAGTATGCTGGATAGTTATGAATGTTGATTAACTCGGTATTTGTTTTTTTTGTTTGAATTACAACCTTATCTATAACATTGTGAACTCCACCGTGATTCGGTATATTACAAGCAGTTTCCTTAGATATAGAAGCACCATTGTCATTTTCTAAATTAGCGTAAGTCGGGTTTCTAAATCCTTCGTCTGTATCTTGTTGTTTAACTATGAACTGACCAGAAAGAACCAGAGTTCGGGTTTCCAGTAATTTTTCAACTGCTGGAAGACTAAACTTGATTATCGGGTTAGACTCCTTAAATGAGAAGCCACCAGCAACACCATTAGTTCCCGAACTTTGAAGCGGGTTGTCATTGAGTGGCGAAATACTAAAATAATTCTTTTCAATCGGCATTTTATATATTAATAAAATATTTTAATTATAAATAACTTTTTAAAAAAAAGTTAAGTCAAAAAGTTTGCTACAAAGATTTCTAAAATCTTTTTTACAAAATAAGTTGGAGATTATCCTTGTTAATCATAATTGTTTTTACAGAGAAAACGAAATGAATCATTCTCACATTTCCGCAAGTCTGTCCATCTACTGCTTGGTCTCGGGAATTACTGAAGGTAAGTCTTATCTGTGGCTCAGCGTCTTTAAGATTGTAGACAAACTGTTCGCCACGAGCAAGTTCTCTGGCGTGTAAGTAAGTATTTGTGTAATCACAGATATTACCCGCTCGGCATTCACCGAGTCTTTTAACGTCCTTTCCTATAGATTTGAATGCTTTCACAAGTTCATTCATATTAACGACTTTGTCGTTTTTAGCTGAAGGGTTATAGGCTTTGAGTGGATAAAGTTTGTTATTAATAAAATACTGAACAGATTGTAAGAAAGTTCGGTGTGGTGGTTGTCCGTTGTAGTAATTCTGTCCATATTTTTCATTTTCACTTGATACAGAGATATAGTGTGAAAAAATACTTTTAGCAGCAGAAGCAACTGAAGTAATGTCGCTCTGGTGTGAGAGACTACTAAGTGGTAAGTTGTCTAAGAAACAATCCCACGATATGTAATCGAACTGACTTTCCTTAATCATACCTTTCATAATACCTTGAGGTGGGATTACTTGTAATACCTTGAGTTCTACATTTTTGAGTTTATATGTGGATTGTGTTGAATCATTAGCAAAGCAAATCTTACAACCAGTAGACGCTGCGAGATTAGCAGAAGCAACTAAAACAATTCGGGCAGTCGGTGTTCCGTCGGTTTGTGTAAATTCTCGGTGGGCGTGGGCTACAGTAAATGCTTGTTCAGTTTGGTCTGAACCACCCGTTCCTTGTAAAATCATAGAAGCACCCTTAACAATACCTAAGTCTGCTGGGTCGGTAATGTTAGTTCCAGTAATCACAATAGTTTTGAGTGTCTTAGCACCCCTACCACCATTAGCAGCAGCAGTAGCAATATCGTCAACAGCAATACCATTAGCAATAGAGTCTGCCTTGACCATTGCTGTTGCTGAAGAACCATCGACAACATAAGCTCGGGTCATAACTTTTTTATCTTCGGCAAAAGTAATCTCAATACGAAGACCACCGAATAATAGGATAGGGGTAAGTTTCTCACTTACGCCGAAATGAGAAAAGATTCCCGACTTAAGAGGAATACAGAATTTACGAGCAGCGAATTTTTTAGCACACATTTCAGTATCAACATCGAGTTCTTGATTAGCACCACTTACTACACCACTACCAGAAGATATTTGACTGAATAACTCACTTCCTAAGTCTAAAGTTCCTCGTGGGTCTGCGGCATATCCCCGCTCTGTAAGCACATTGATTTTAGAATTGGTTGCGTCAACGCCCGTTCCCGCTGTTTGGGCACAAGTGTAGGCACGGCATTCTGGGTCAGTTCCGTTCTTAAGTTGAGAGTGAGCATTATCTTCTTCCATATATTGGTTTTCAATACCACACCACAAATTGTAGTTAGTAAGTGATTCTAAGAGTTGACCATTAGCAAGAGAGAAAATATCCATTCTCTGGATTATTGAGGAAGCACCAGAAGTTGCTGGGAATAAATTAACTCGGGAATTAGGGCAAGTGTTGAGCATATCAAATGAAAGGTAAGAATCTTTACCCTTAACGAAACCTATATCTGGGTGAATTGTGAAAATTGCTTTTTGTTCACTGGTGAATTCAGTTCCATTATCGGCAACTAGGGCTATAAATTTTGAGTTTTCGGCAACAGACATTTTATATATTATTAATATATTTTATTTTTTCAAATTAAAATATCTTAAATTAATATAATGTCTTTGAAAGAAATCGTAGAACCTATTTACACACAGATTTTCGATAGAAGTGCTCGAGTAAGTAATACCGTCATAAGAGCTATTGACGACACAGCAACTGCGGGAACATTTACATTAGGAAGTGCTGGAAACCTAAATTCATTTAAAATAAGCGATGGTGCTGGGGCAAATACCGCCGTAGACGTTAAGTCTACAAGTGCTCTCGATGTGAGAGATACTGGAACTGGTGCTCGACAAGTCAAGGTTGAGGGACTTTTTGCTGATACAAGTGATTCAAATAAAAGAAAACCCCAGACTTGCGTCTTTAATATGAATGGAACTACAATAGTTAATACTGGGTCGGGAATTGCTTCTGGAACTAACTTATTCTGTGCTGTGAATAAAATCACAGTATTTAGTTCTGGAAACACTTACTGTAATCAAGGTGATATATCGGTAAAACAAACTTCAACCTCTACAGTTTATGGTATTCTACAAGCAAAACACTTCAGTAGTAAGTCAATGTTTTATGCGACTGCTCACGACGAACAACTCTTAATTAAAGATATTCACATTTCGAGTTCTATGGCTACAGCGTGTTCTATAGAGTTGTTTGAGCAAGATTTAGAATCTGGATTAAAAGAAATGATAGGTAAGATATTTGTCGGTAGTGCCCATAGTGATATTAATCACCCATTAAATTATAAAGTCGGGAAAACTAAAGTATTCTATGCTACAATAACTAACCTTGAGGCAGTAATCGGCACTAACCACATTGCCGCTAATATATCGGCAATATCGATTTAAAGAATTTTTTATTTCTTAATTATATATGAGGAGATATACCGAATGGCTCAAAGAAAAATTAATGTGCGATATTTGTAAAAGAGAAATCAGTAGAGGTCATATTCATAACCATTTAAAATCAAAGATTCATATAAAGAACTGCGACGAATTAGCAGAAAAAGAAAATAAAAAACTAACTGAACCAGTAGTTATATCTTGGGATTAAAAGTTGGCGTTCTTTTCTCGTTTTTATTTTATATTTTAATATTATATGAGTATTGAAATTTTAGACACTGGATATATTTATCAAATTACGTCGCCAGAAGACGACAAAATTTATTACGGTTCAACTAAGAACTGGAAAGAAAGACGAAGAAATCACAACTCAATCAACAATAATTGTATGACTATGTATATGCTTGGAAACAAAGAGATTAAGGTATTAGAACAATTTAACAATATAACGAGAAGTGATTTGAAAAAAATAGAAAGAAAATATATAGAAAAACATAGCGAAGAAGAAACTGGGTTAGTTATGTTGAATAAACAAATCCCGACTCAAACACATAGTGAATATCATAAAAAAAGATATGCTAAGAAATCTCTGTATTATGCGGCAAAACAGAAATGTTATTACTGGGAAAATCATAAAAAAGAATTACAGAGAAATAAAGACTATCTTGCGAGTCGTAAGGGGGACACGTGGTTTTGCCTTGATTGTAATCAATTATATTCGTGGACTACTAAAAAATCTCACGTCAAATCTAAAAAACACTTAGACTGTGTAGCCACCGCCACCGCTACTAAGTGTGTTTCCCTTAAAAACGGAAGTGTCTAATCCACCACCGAAAGTTCCGCCTTGTTGTTCTGCTGCTGAAGATTTTGCTTCTTCGCCCTTTTTATCTAAACCGTGAATAAGACCACCTATCAAACTACCTATACCGACTATTTCACCTATAACTGGAATACCGTCTAAAGCAGCGTCCATACCACCCATTACTTTTGAGGCTACATTACTTACTATACTACTCGCAGCGTCTTCGTCGCCACCGACTGTTGAGTCAACTACCGACTTACCAGCAGCTTCACCACCAGCAGTCGGGTTTGCTGTAGGTGCTGCTATGTTAGATTCTTGTTGAACAACGTTAGTTAGTGGTGCGGCTGGAGCACCAGCAGCACCGCCAGTTTGTCCCGCAACTTGACCAGTTTCTCTGGCTTGATTAATAGCATTACCGACATTTACCCCAGAACTTCCACCACCCGCAACTTGTCCAGATAATACCGACTTACCAGCGGCAACTGAGATTCTACCACCCGCCGCTTGAGCTGAGGCTGCGAGTTGAGCACCAGCAGAACCAGCGGCTACATTAACTACCGAGGCAGCGGCACTTGCTGCGGCTGGGGCAGCGGCAGTCGCAACTGTGGAAGCCAGACCACCAGCGGCACTTGCCGAAGTTATACCTTGTGTAAATGCGGCAGCAGCATTACCGATATTACTTACTGCTGCTTCGGCTGCTGAAGCAACGTCGCCCCCAGTAGTTTCGGCGGTAGTAGTTGCTGCGTCGGTTGCTGCTGATTGTTGACTTTGAAGGGTTCTGTAGACTTTTCTTCCGTGTTTCCACACAGTTCCAGCGGCGGTAAGTGCTCCACCCCAGCCTTCGGCTTGTTGAGAAATTGCGTTAAATTTATCTTCAATTGTATTAGCTAATTTATCTCCGTATTCTTGTTTAACATCGTTTTCGTGATTAATTCCTTCTTGTAGATTACTCATATATCCTTGTAATTGATTGAAATAAGCCATTTTATATATTTATATTATATTTTAATTCTCTTCGTCTGTATTTTCTTCGTCGTCTTCTGGCTCAGCCGTCTCTTCAACTGACTTAGTGTCGGTTTTCTTTTTAGTCATATCCCATAATGGTTCTTCTTCAAAATTTCTTCGTGCTGTTAAATCTTGAATGTTGAGAAAACAAAAGTCAAATGGCTCTTGCTTAGATTGATTATATATGTTGATAAATTCTTTCTCACTTCCGCCGAATACCGACAATTCTTGACTCATTTTCTTTAGTTCTATCTCGGGACTATTCCCCATTAGAAAGTAAGCCGAAGCGTTGATTCTTTGAATGGCGTTGAGATATTTGAAATACTGAGATATAATACAAATACTGAGTTTCCCTTCTTGTTCTTCATTACCTATATGTCGGTATTTTGTAGTTAGTCCAGTAAGTGCGTCGATAGAACTACCAGCTCTCTTAACATTCACATTACCGATAATGTCTTCTAATACTAATAAATACTTACTATTGCTGTCGTCGTCTTGAACCATTTGTATTATTTCTTCCATTAGTGCGTCATTGTAATCTGTAAAAACAAAGTCAAATTGCTCTAAAATCGGTTTCATAATTTTATCGTTGTAGGCTGTATTTGATATTAAAATCTTAACATCGAATAATTCTTTGTATGGAAAATTAGGATTAAAAAACAGATTTGCCATAAATAAACTTTTTCCCGACTTAACAGCCCCGATTACGTAGGCTAAAAATGGGTGGTTAGGTAATATATCAAAATCAACTTCACCGACTTCGTCCTTATCTAATTTCTTTAATGGTAAAATCTGGTAATTCTTAGGGTCATAATCATTCTTCGATTGCTTCTGCTTCGCTTGCGGTTGCTTCAAATCCTTCTGGTTCTTTTGGGACATACTTATAAGTATCATAGATATTATTTAACTTAGTTTTTAACTTTTCGTCGTCAAAAATCTCTTCGTCTTCAACAGTATCTAAGTGCTCTGTTAGTTCTTCAAAGTCTTCTATTGTATCACATTGTTCGAGTGCTTGTTCTCTCATTAATTCCCACCTTGCTTTTCTCTCAGTTTCCCATTCTTCCCGTCTTTTTTTTTCCAGTAGCTTTTCCCGAATTTTATTTTCTTTTGCTGATTTTTTGCTCTGCTTAAACTCGTTTTTCATTTGTTTTGCTGACTTAGTCTGTTCTATTCCTTTTTCTACAAACTCTTTCTCTTCTTTCTTTGACCGAATTTCTTGTCTCTTTTGTTCTAAAACCTTTTTTCTCTTATTTTCAGCGACTTTCATTCTACCCTTTTCTAATGCTGCGAGTTGAGCCTCACTTAGTTTCTTCTTCCTTCTCTCTCTTTTTATCACAGCTTCGGGTATAGGTTCTGGCTCTGGCTCTGGACTCGGTGGTGGCGTGTCTTCTTCTTGTTTCCATTCCATTTCACCGTCGGCACATTCAATAATTTTCGGGGCAATTTTAAATCTAACCATATATAAATAAAAAATATATTAAATAACTAAGTTAAACTATGTATTATTTAGGCTATGGTCAACTCGGTTCTGCTGCTCTTAAATTAGTATTCAAAGTCCAGTTCTTCGTCTTCTCCGCCTTGTTCGAGTTGTTCCTTAATTATTTCGTCTGTTGTTTTTAATCGCCAGTATCTCAACACATTCTTATAACTAACTACGTCGCCATTCGGCTTCTTGAAACTAAGTATATCTTTGAAAAAGATTCTTGTTGAGGTAGAAGTCTTGAGGTGTTCTACCACATTCTTCTCGCTATATTGTTTGTTTTGTTCGTGTTTTGACAGAGTTCTATAGAAATCGCTGTCTTTGAAAAAGCACCAGAATTCTTTGAATTTAACATAGTTGTTCTTGTTTGACATATCTTTAGTATAATGTTGTTTTAACACCATAAATATATTATCGTTGTCTTCTATATAATTTTTAGTCCGCTCAGTAATTTTATTGCTGACATATAACCGACTACACACATTAAATCCAGCATTATCTTTTTCCCATTTCTTAGCATATCTTATTAAATATATGAATAGAGAATACTTAAATTCTTCTTGAAACTCAATAGTTTTGTAATATGGATTTGCTTGAAATATATTATTCAGTTCTTTTCGTCGCTTGAGTAAGTCTTTGTCGGTAGTGTAAGTTGACACGAATGGAATATCACGAAGTCGTCGCATAATACTATCACCTAAATCACCGACCATAGGGCATTTCTTATTGAGTTCTAACACGTGAGTCCCGACTAAGTCAACATTATCTTCATTAGAATATAACTTACGAGCACAAATACCCTTACCACCAGTTAATTCTTTGATTGTTGATAAGTTGAGTGATTTTTTTTCGTCTGGCTCTCGGTAATTGATAAACCGTTTTCCAGACATATTAGCAATAGCTGGATTACCACCGTCTTTCAGCGGATTTAGTAAGACAGCATTGTTTGCCGAATAACCGAAATTACCCAGCACTTCCATTTGTAATTCATTTATAACGCCTTTCCCATTACCGCCACCACCACTCGCAAATATGAATTTCTCAATAGGAATTCCATATAAACCAGTTGCTAAGTAATGAATGTATTCTTGCCGAATGTCTTGGTCTGGAAAAATCTCTTCAATTAACTTACTTATCTTCTTAATCTGTGATTCCTTCGGCATAACCCAGTTATATCCAGTTGTTTCTAATATATAGTTCTCACGTCGTGTTCCTACCCAGTTATGAGTTTTCAAATCATAACACGTATTATTGAAAGGCAGTAAGTAAGGATTCTTATCAAACTGAATTTCTTGAAAATCTACCACAGACAACAGACTTTTCAGTCGCTCAGTAATAGAATTAATTTTAGCACAGTTTTTTAACTTCGCAGCTAATCCAGAAGAAAACTTAATCTTATGACCTAACTCATTTAACCTATCTTTGAGTTCTTCAGCGTCGTCTGGCTCTTCGCCTTCAGCGTCTAACACCTCGGTAATTTGTTTTCGTTCTTCATAAAACTTAACGAGACGCTCACTCTGTAATCCAGACAAATAATCACTTAGCACTTTTTTTACTCTCTCATTCTTGTCGTCTTTGAACCACCGACCTTCAGTCCCTTCGTCATTACCGAGATACATAAATATAGTAGCGTCCAGATAGACTAAGTTATTCTCGTGATTCCTAAGAAATATTTTTGCTTGACTATCGTCGCTGTCTAAGAATTCCATACTATCCATATCTTCATTCTGTAAGTCTCTATAAGCCTTCTTGTTAGATATTTTAGCATAGTAATACATAGTCCCGATAGATATAGTTGTTGAATCTACAGACTCATATTTATTATGAAAGTCGGCTTCTTTGAATTTATCGCTCTTCTGCGATATATAATGAGCAACTGCCTTCTCATTCTCACTCTTCAAAGCAGTAAGTAGTTTTAACCACGTGTCATACTCGTCGAGATATTTTACCGAGATAATGTCAGCATATTTAAATACCTTAGAATCTTTGTTGAGTTCTTTCAACTCGGTAATTTCTTTTTTAGTTTTCTTTTTTTTTAACTTCATTTTATGAGTAGGTTTATTTTGAGAATCTTTCAACGGAGAACCCCATTTGAGCGGTAAGTCCTCGTAGTTCAAAGTCGGTATTTCACAACCACTATTCTCAATTTCATTACTGGCTGGACACCAGCCGAAATTACCAGACAGAATTTCTAAGTCTTCATATATATCACATTGAGGCGATAATTTGAGTAAGTTCTTCTGCTTCTGTAGTGGCTTATCTATCTTGAAAAATATATGCTTACCGAGTGTTTTAGTTGTAGATTTATAAAACGGACAAATCTTAATTAACTCTTCTACGAAATCTATCGCCTTATCACTGTATTCTTTATCTTCATACCAGTCAACGTCTAAATGATAAATGTCTGTAGTATCCATAGATATAGTATACTTACTCTGTTCTACAGCAGACATATTCCTAAATATTTTTTGATACTTGAGTAAGTCGGTATTACACCAGTTCTCGTCTTGAAAATCCTTCTTATTCGGCATTCCACCGAATAGAGTAGAAGGCTCTAACTTCTTCTCATATTTACCTTTCGCACCCTTACTCACCTTGACGAGAATAGGTCTCCATTTAATATTTTGACTATCACAAAATTCTACCACATTCATATTTACTAATTCATATTTTATTTTTAAACATTCAATTTTATAAAAATATTTTATTTCATATATAAAAAAAATAATTTCATTACGAAAATCGTCTATACAAATAATCTAAATACCGACTGAGCTAAGTCAGTCAAACTCGGTGGGTTTTACACAACCACCTACCGAGCAGAAACATACGTCGGTATTAACTGTGTCTATTGTGGTGTCTTTAAAACAGTAAGGTTCTGTCTCTTCGTCCTCACTTTCTTCGTCGTCGTCAGCTGCTGGTTTAATATCCCAGAAATCACTGAAATCGTCGTCAATTCCACCGATTTCTTCGATTTCATTTAAAACGTCTCTCATTGCCGAGCGGATTTTAATTTCTTTATTTACTTCAAGTCGGTTTTGATACTCTTCTTCTACCTCGGCTTTTGTAGGCACACACTCGAGTAAGTCGGTAAAAGTAATGGTAGACATAGTAGGCAATTTATAATGTGTTCTGGACTACAACGAGATTTAGAAAGCAATTTTGTCGGCGACAACGAAAATCGTCTATACAGTTAAATACCGAATATAAAATCTCGGTAATTATATATGGTTGAACCTATAGGCAGAACAGAACAAGAATACTTAGATTTAGCACAAAGTTTTAAAGACCGAATGGAAGAGAAAGACAGAGAATACCGAGATATAAAGATTAAATACTTACTCGGGAAAAAGCTCATTTCACAGACTTACGGCTTAGTCCGCTCAATACAGAGTGAAATGGACGCTGACATAAGTGATAGTATCTTAGTAGAATGGCTAATTAACGAGATAAGGTCAATTCATAGCGACTATTTATTTGAGAAAGAAGAGAGACAACTCGGTATTTACGGCGACTAACCGACTTTTCTCAGTCGGTAATAATTTGTATAGACGATTTTCGTTGTTGTAGAATAAAATTGAATTTTTTTTGTGGTTGAAAGAATAGAATACATTCATAGATTGACTATGCCTTTTACAAATACCGAATCCTCTCAAGTCAGTATTACTTCCTCTACCGACTCTTACAAACAAGTTAAAGCCAGAATCAAAGATACTGCTTTGAGTTCGGCTGTTGCGTGGGCTAAGGCTGAGAAAATGCTGGACGGACAAGAGAAAGTTATTCGGTTTGAAAAAGAATATATGGAAAAAGTTATTAATGTTGCTTTTACTGGGATTAATGAGGGCGGTCTGGTTGAGGAAGCAATTCTTACAAAATTCGGTGAGCAAGACGTGTTGAGAGGTAAGATTGTTGAGGTTGACGGTAAGCCTTATCAGCCGACAGTCAAGTTTGCGAGTAGAGACTGTTATACAGACCCCGAGGGTAATGTAATTACCGACTCAACCGCCATAGGTAAATACCGACTTTGTAAGCTGGTTCAAACTTTCGAATCAAATATCGGTGAACTTCATACACTAAAACAACAGCGTAAGTTGCTTCGGTGGAAACAGAAATACCACAGATATTGTTATAATTTCAATGATACAGAAATGACTAAATATCACAACAAAATCAGTGAATGCGAGAGTGCTATGTTAGACGCAAGAACTGAGGCAAATGCTGAGGGCAGACATATTGACGTTATTCACCACCACGGCTGCGAGGGCGACGAAGACGGGTCTATGGATTCGGGGGAAAGAACCCGACAAAGAGGCGAAGACACTAAGTCTACTGATAATGGACAATCTATGAGACTTTTTGCTGATAAAATGAAAGAGGCTTATGACGTTCGGGTTTCTACTATTCAAACTGTTAAAATTATGTTGACTATTCCAGTCGAACAGAGAAAACACATTAAATTACCTACAACTTACACCGAGATTAGAAACACAGACGCGTCAGCACCAGTATTGATTTAACAAGCGAAGCAGAAGTCGGGATTTATTAAATTTAAAAATTAAAATATTTTTTTATTGTATAAAAATGGTATGTGTAATGTGTGAGAAAGAAAGCGTGGAAAACTGGTTCGGGTCATTTTGCCCACAATGTCGGCAAATAAAAAACCTAGGAAATGTATATGGATTTGATAGAATTTTAGAAATTTTAAAGAAATGCTGTATTAGAGACGAAACACAGTTAGAGAAGAAGATAGATAATCATAAGAGAAGTAAGTCTATGACAGACGAAAGTTATATAGATAAACCGACTACCACAAGTCGTCGAGCCACTCGTTCTTCCTCGGCAGCAAAAGAGGTTTAATATCATACCCAAATTCAGCGGCTAGATATTCACTCGAAGGTTCGTCAGTGGCTTTTTTCCAGCTTTTAACAATTTTGATAAATGATTTAACCCCGTGAGCATACATAGGTTTTACTTCGTAGAATCCATTTTTAACAGTAATTCGGTAATGTTCTTTGTCAATTGAGTAAGGGTGATACATAATAATTTTTAAATCACATTTTTTAGTTATGACGAAAGATTCGTTCGAGACTTTTACCGACTTAAAATGATAATATTCTGTGTGGTCTGTCAACATATGATAATTGTGTTTTCTTTTTATTTTACCGTCCATTTCGGTATTATGGTGATTTAACATAAGCCTCTGGTTATTACCCATTGCCGACTTAGTGTTAGTAAGCATTAGTTTTCCCGACTTAGTGAAACAGTCAAGAAACAAATCCCGATTTTTAGCTTCTTCCATTCCAGCAGACTTAGCCCCACCCCAGTTATATCTATCCCAGAAGTCGGGAAAATTTGTTTTTTCTTTGTTATTTGTATTCCTAAGTTGCTCGTTAGTCATTTGTGTAGTCATTTTATTAATATATAATTTATATTTCTACAAATCAATTTTATCAATTTTATTTTTGTATAGACGATTTTCGTTGTCGCCGACAAAATTGAATATTTTTTTCAGTTCAAATTATAAACAACTATGAGTGTTGCTTACTGGAAAAAAGAAGCCCAGAAGGCTCAACGAGCAACTCGGTTTGCGTGGGGTCAGTATTTTCAAGTTAGGAATGAGTCATTTGAGAATCAACTCGGTATTTATGGATTTATGGAAAATGAGCCAGAATTAAATCTGCCCGAATTTATTAAAGACGAAGATAAAGTGAGTGTTCATTTACAAAATTTTATTAGTGATTTATATGGAAAAGCTAAATCGTGTGTTGAGTGTGCGATATGTCTGGAAGTTATAACAGCCGAGACATTAGACACTACGCCGTGTGGTCATAATTTTCATAAAGATTGTCTAAATAAATTGAAAGAAACTAAAGAAGTCGGTAAAAAAACTGTGCCGTGCCCTCATTGTAGAAAAGAGCTCTGGTGTATAAAATCAAAGTAAAAAAAAGTTTTTATTATAAAATTTAAGATATTGATAATTTTTCTATTTAT